GCAAAGCGGAATGCTGCCAATCGCAAGCTGAAGCCCGGTCCCGGAAAAGAAGTAGACCACAAGAAGCCTCTCAGTAAAGGGGGCTCTAATGGTAAAAAGAACTTGCGAGTTGTTTCACGCGCTACCAATCGAAAGAAAGGTGCAAAAACCACAAGGAGAAAGTAATGCCTTATACAGTAATGAAAAAAGCCAAGACTCAAATGAAAGACCTTAAAAAAGGCATCGGCAAAAAGAACTACCGAACGGGCACGATGACTTCAGTTGCCAAGAATGCCGGTAAAGGAAAATACACAACTCCTAAAATGAAAGGGATGAAAGCATAATGCCTATTTCAGTAAAAAGGGGCGGCAGAGCAAAAGCTGCTGCGAAAGCTCGAAAGAAAGGCGCAAAGGTTAAGGTTCACAAGACCAAAGCTGCAGCCAAAGCACATGCCAAAAAAACCGGAGCAAAGCTGATGGGTGTTGCTGCAAAGCGCAAAAAAGCCAAACGAGGTCGAGCGTGAAGGTTAAGGGCGTAGATGTCAGCAGCCTAACAAAGCGTCAACAGGGCGCAACAAAGCGTCATGCAAAGCATCATACCGCCACCACCCTTAAAAAGATGGTGTCAGGCATGAATAAAGGCAAGTCATTTACTGAAGTGCATAAGAAAGCCAAAAAGATATGACGCGAGAAAAGGGCAAATACACAAAGCCAGCACTGCGTGAACGTCTTAAGAGTGCCATTATGCGGGGCTCTAAGGGCGGCAAGAAGGGCGAGTGGAGTGCTAGGAAGGCCCAGATGCTCACTCAGGCGTACAATCGCGCTGGCGGGGGCTACAGGGGCGGCAAAAGCGCAGCCCAGAAGTCTTTAAAGAAGTGGACTGGCGAGAAGTGGCGCACATCTGACAAGAAACCTGCGATTCGGAAGACTAAATCTGGTAAGACAATTACCAAGCGGTATCTGCCTGACAAAGCGTGGAGTAAACTTACTCCAGCCCAAAAGAAAGCCACTGACAAAAAGAAAGTTGCTGGCTCTAAAAAGGGGAAGCAGGTTGTGAAGAACACCAAGGCCGCATCAAAGGCCAGTAGAACTGTGAGGAAACGTGGCAAAGCCTAATGAACCAAGAACAACATGGGATGAGGGTATTCGAGGCAAGTGGCATAATGGATGGCCACCCGAAAAGAAAGACTCAGATGCCAAAACTGTGAAGGGCTCTAATTCCGTCTCTAGTAATACTGTAAAACCGAACCGACTCTTCGTCTTTCTCGTCCAGTCTTTTGTTTACAAGGCCCGGTTTAACTAATCTGCCAGCTACAACAGCTTCCTTTGGGGTCAGTATTACCTCTTTATGGGTGCTGTCCCTTAGCTGCTGCAGTATCTCTTTCTGTCTGTCTGTTAAAGAAGGTCCATTGTAAGGCTCTGGCTTGGTGCTGTTTGCCTCGCTCCACACCTGCTTAACAAGTTCAGTGGCAGATGGAGCGGTGACCTTAAACAAAGAGTTTATCTTTACCATCTCTTCACGGGTTGGAACGCAGTTTGGGAGGTAAAGCTTCTTAAGCCGCAAGGCATGAATGCGAGTTTTCTTCTGAATCTGCTCTAGAGTCCAGCCCTTAGACTCTAATCTGCGTAAATAATACTCTGGTTTGTACCGAAACATTCTATTCCCCCTCAAGTAACGTCTTTGCTTGCTCTGCAGTATCTGGATTCCAAGTTCGTACCCTCACCATAACTCTCGGATGACCAGTTCTCTCTGCATATACCTTCATTGTGCGCCCATCTACAACCTGAGAGTCGTCTCTCCACCAAGTTTTCAAGGCGTCCAGTACAGATTTGCGGATATTGTCTGAATCCGGCTTGCTAGTACACCATATCAAACCATCAGGGTCTTTTTTACGCAATAATCGCTTTGGACGGGGCATAACTGCCAATATATCCACCCTAACAGGCCCCTCAATAACTTCATCAGGGCGACTGCTTAAGCCAGAAACGCCAACTTGCTGCTCCCACTTGCGCGTCTCCTTTGGGGTATACACCCTTACAGACCCATTTATAACAGTGTGGCGAGGTCTGCCTTTACCCCTTGGAGGCATTGGCACTTCAAATATAGAGTCTACAGATAACATAAAAAACAACCCATTTTACTTTCATGTATTGACAGGAGTGTAATACATCGACTAATGTACACGGCAGGAGGTCAGGAAACAATGGATGATCAAAAGAAAGATCTGTTGCTATCTCGCGATGTTGGGACTTTGCTCATGAATGTGAACCGCAGAACTAAGAATGCGCTTCATCAGTTGGCACAGCAAAACGATTACGAGAAGTACACCCTTAAAGATGCCTCAGAAGAGAAAGGAGAGTCTCCTCACTTAATGTGGAGAACCACAAGATTCTGGGAAAACAACAATCCGACGCTGCTGTCGCTGGCACGATTGGCAGTCGTTCTGGACGTGGACTTTCAGTGGCTACTAAGCGGAGACCCATCGCAGATTGTATGGGCAAAGGAAAATGATGTTTAGCAAAAAAGACGCAAAGGTTCTGCTTAAGCATGAACGGTTCTCTCCAGATGTTCCCATGGAGAAGAGGGCAGAATACAGGCACCAAAGAATCACCGGGTCAAAGATTGCCATCATTATGGGCATCAACCGATGGGGTGGGAGTAAGTTTAGGCTCGCTGTTGAGATGTGCGGAGATGTCCCCCCACCCCTCCCTCCAGAGAACCTTGTTGTGCGTGTTGGCTCGTATATGGAAGAGCTTATCAAAAAGTTTACCCTAGATCAAAGGCCAGACTTCTCTCCACTTCCAGAGGTTGGAACGGTTGAGCATCCACTGCACCCAAAGCTGGCAGCAAGCCCAGACTGGATTGTAAACGACAGACACGGACCTGCAGTTGTCGAGATTAAGAACGTAGGCAGGTACACAGCAAAGGAATGGAAAGATGGCGGTCATCCGAAGTATTATGAGGCCCAATTGCAATGGTACATGGGAATACTCAACGATATATGGGGCATTGAGAAAAAGGCTGGAGAGCCACTGTTCTCACATGGGTACCTCATTGGATTGCTTGAAAACAAAGAACTTGCAGTCAGGTTCATATTCTTTGATGCGTCTTGGTACGCTCAGGCCAAAGCCGCTGCTCTTGAGTTCCTTGAAGCAGTGGAACGAAATGAACCCGAGGCGTTTATGTTTGAGGAAGCAGACTTTGGCGATGCGACTAAAGCACTTGGAGAGGTCTCAAAGAAGGAAGTCTCAGAGCTTGGTTCGCAAGCAGACAAGCATATCTTCAAGATCAATCGCCTTAAAGAAGAAGCTGCAGACATTAAGAAGCAAATAGATGAAGAGAGGTTTCATCTGGCAAAGCTGATTGATGGAGCAGAAAGAGCAGAGAATGAAAAGTTCTTTATCTCGTGGCCATGGATAAACGGTCGTCGAAAGTTCGACATCAAAGCTTTCCATAAGGCCAACCCAGATATGAATCTTGAATCTTACTACACCGAGGGAAAGCCGTACCGTGGTGGAATGAAAATAACAACAAAGGAGAGTTGAAATGGCAAGCAAAATGGAAATGTTGGTACATGAGCGGAAAGACAAACTGGTCACACTGATGCCAGAAGGCGTTAGGGATGAAGACAAGTTTCTGACAAAGGTGGCTATTGATGCCTCCATGCTGTGTAAACAGAACTCAAGACTGGCTGACTGCAGCCCTATGTCTATGATGTCGGGAGTAATGGAGGCCGTTCGACACGGATTGTCCTTTGCAAACCGAGACTGCTATCTGGTCCCTTACGGGAAAACAGCGCAGTTCATTCTTGGGGCACCGGGGATTGCGAAGATCTTGTATCGCACAGGGCTCTTTAACCGTATCGAGTATGAGACTGTCAGAAGCAATGACCACTTTGAGTACAAGCAGGGCTCAGAGGTTAAGCTGGAGTTTGCCAAGGCAGAGAAGAACAGGGGCGAGGTTCGGTGCTCCTATGCTCTTGCTGTCATGAAAGACGGGACTCAGCACATGTATCTGTGTAGTCACGACGATCTGATGAACATTAGAAACAGCAGCAAAAACTTTAAAGAGTCAGACCCATCGAACCCATACAACAAGTGGGCTGATGAGATGTTTGCAAAGGCTCCCATGAAGAGGCTGTTTAAGCGGCTACCTGTAGACCCATTTACTCACGGGGAAAGGGTTAATCAGGTGTTTGCTTCAATTCATGCAGATGGGGGAACTCTCAGCGAGGAAGGGGATTTTGTTGAGGCCAGCTATGATGAGGGCACTGGCGAAGTCTTTAGTGTGCAGGGCTAAAAATGGGCAGGGGGAGAGATGAGGTTCTCCCCCCGCCCGGAAGTCTTAACAAAAACGACGACATGACTTTCTCATGAAAGAGGAAAGGTGGCAATGACAACTAAGCTTGAATTAGAGCTAGAGCGTTTTTCCTACGCTTATCCAGAGCTTGGCAAAAGGCTAAAGGAGTTTCTAGGTGATGGACGATCCGTACAGAGTTCCAACAACGCGCCGTCGTTGGAAGAGAGAAAGCAAGTATTCGAGCACTGGGCGAATTGCTTTCATAAAAAACGGGTCAAGTTCAAATCAGGAAGCAAAAGAGATGCGAAGATTGTTGCGAGACTTAAGAGCTTTGGTAAGGAAGAGGTTCTTAAAGCTATTACGGGATTCTCCATGGACCCGTGGAGGCAAGAGGAATTGGTGAGGCATGAGCTTCACACGCTTCTGCGCTCTGATGAGCAGGTGGAGGCAGGGTTAGACATCAACGACAACGGAGGAAGACGTGATAACAATTCAGGACGTTTTGGCTCAACTCAACACGGGGCAGCCAATTCAACCATTAGTTTTGGAAGAGAAGACCCACCCAGATTACCCGAACATGGTAATCATGAGCGAATCCCAGTGCAGCACGACAATGCCCAATGGGGCAAGATGCGATGGGGTAGACCACTTGGTGAAGAGGAGGACCCGTGGTAGTGATGAAGGTGCTGACTATACTTATTCTATTCGTTGCATTAAGTGTGATGTTCCTCGCATTTTGCAGAAATGTTTTGGCCAGCTAGACAGCAGGCCAGAGACGGCAAAGGCGATTGAGAATGGGATTATGGCGCGGTTAAAGTCCAAGCCCACCAGAAACAAGTTCAACGAAAGGGCCATGGAGGTTCTAAAGGAAATCATTATCAACCCCAAGTCGCACAAGTCTGTTGTGCTAATGGGTCCGGTTGGAACGGGTAAGACATTTCTCGCGCAACACACCTTGAAGGCAATGATGGTAAAGCATCGAAGGCCATGCTTGTACGCTCAGGAGCATACCCTGCTTCATGCGTGGAGATTCTCTCAGGACAAGACAAAGAGTGGGACTGCGGCTTGGGGTGGACGGTTTTTGGCTGCAGCAAGAATCTGCGATTATCTGTTGATTGATGACTTTGGGGCTTCCCGAAGAACTTCTGATGGGGCTCTCGATGCGCTTGAAGAGATTATCATGATTCGGTATGACGCAGGAAAGCCGGTGATTGTGACGACAAACCTTTCCTCAGAGGATCTGGAGATGCGTAGAGGCTCTCGCGTGTGGTCTCGGTTGAAAGGTATGGCGAAAGAAAACATTATTGAAATTAAAGGCGGAGACTTCAGGAAAGAAGTCCGATGGGAGGTTTGAGATGGGTTTTGAAAAGAAGTGGTGTGAGTTTGAATGTTCACAGGTAGAAAGAGAGACTGAGAAGGCTTTGCTTTGCACGATTCAAGGTAAAGACGTTTGGATCCCAAAGTCTCAGTTGTCGAAAGAGAGTCAAGTGTCTTCTGAGGGCGAAAGCGGGATTATAACAATCTCAGAGTGGATTGCTGGAGAAAAAGGGCTTGAAGTTGTTGAGATAAAAGAACAACCTAAACCAAAGACTGAAGCAAAGCCTGATATTCCTGCAATTGATGACATTCCCTTTTAGGAGCTACTGTGGACCAGAGCAGACAACTGTTAATGTACAGATGGTGCTTGGAGAACATGGTTGCGATGGTAGACAACCAACGCAAGCTTCTGGAGAAGAAATACTGTGGCTGCAATGAGTGTCCACTGTGTTACTCTAAAAGGGCACTCGACTACGATTTTAATGGAGAGGAGTATTTGGATGTCTTCACACAAGCAGTCAAAGCAGTCGAAAGAGAGCATCTTACAGAAGGCCTCTGTGTCGCAGTCGAAGTCTTTAAAGAAAAAGTCAGAACCCAGCCCGAGCGCAGTCCTAGAGACCGGCGCGGACGCACTCCTGCCAGCAAACTTAAGGAAAGCTAGTGATGAAAAAGTCGATGAATTTATTGGCCAAGAACTCGATAGATTTGACCTTGCCATTGGATTCTCAGACGCAGGAAACGACCCCGTCCGGCGAATGCTTGCGCGAGTTTCCCTCAGAATGGCATTGGATCCGAGGATTCATGAGCGGCAAGTTAGAGCCAGAACCCAAGCAATCTTAAACACAGCAAAGACTCTTGGACTAGACCGTGACTTAGTTCGCGCTAACACTAACGAGAGGCACGTTGAAACAGTGCTATCGAGGATAAGGGATGCAGCACATAAAGGGGTCTCGGCAGCAGGAAGAAAGTTTGAAAATGGAAATGGAGAGCCATCTGGCTCGGTGTCTTCTGGACAGGAGATACTACATGGCAGCCCACCTCAAGGTTGTGAACGAGCAATCACAGTTGGTCCACTTCGGACAACTCTTTCCGACACAGGCAAAAATTCAGGACAAGATAGATTCGGACAGGGCAGAGGGCCGTCCATCGAGATTGATTGTACTGAAGAGCCGTCGCCATAGAATATCTACATTAGTCGCAGCAAACATTTTTCATGCGTGTACCTTCTATGAGAACAAAAGAGGCTACATTGTAGCTCACGACGTAGATACGACAGATGCCTTGTTCAAGATGCACAAGACGTTTTATGACGGACTTGATGATATGGTTCGGCCAATGAAGCGGTTTTCCAACAGAAAGGAAATGCT